TCAGGACTGCATGCCTTAAAGATTTTAGCAAGCTGCGTGAGGTCGGTTGCTTGCTGGATGAGTTCGCGTACATACGCCACATCCTGCTCATGCCCACGGCCAAGTGCGCCCTTCAACTTGAATGGCTTGTATGTGTCTTTGTTCTTGCGGTTAAGGTCACGGCCGAACACTTTACCTAATGACAATGCTGCGTTTTTAAGGCACTCAGATTTGAGTTTGCCAAATGCTAAGTCCATTGCATTGGCTTTTTTATTATCGGGGTTTAACGCCCACCTATTGCGATCACTACCAAACACGTTATCGGGTACTTTGTCAACCATGATAATGACTGAAGCTGCACCTACTCTCCTTAATTCATATCCGGAAATTGGATGAATAACCACGAGTTCTAGGGATGCCTGTACTTCATTGGCAATCGTACTCCACTTAAAGTTCTCAGTGCGCCAGTGTCCAAAGAACAACTCATCCAAGGTTGTTTCTACGTGGCTAATAACTAGAGTCTGCGCTTTCTTATCTGGTGTTGATTCAACACCAGCGGCATCGGGTTCTGCGTTGAGCATCTGCTGAAACTTCTGCAGTGCTTCCAAATTGTCTTTGTGAAAATTCATATTGATTGATTTGATTGATTAAATTACTTAGCAAGGCAATCGTTTAGTTCTTGGCAGTAGCTAAGCACTGCGAAGATGATGATTGCGCCAATGATGTAACGGAGGATAGTAGATGCTTTTTTCATGTGTGTTGTTTTTAAATTGATACGGCAAATGTAGTGTAAACAATTACACCGCGCCCTGTTAAAAATTGTTAAAATTGAGGAGTCTACGCCCAGCTATAGCTGCCGTAGTTCGGGAATAGTTCGAAGTACATGCGCATCATTATGGCATCTGCATAGTCGGGTGACTTGCCATGCATGCGTGCTATCTCATCTTTGCTGATCACTGCAAGTTTTCCATCCGATTCTGGTGTGCGCCTGCGTATCATGTCCAGTTCCTGCACAATGATGTCCCGGAATGGCTGCACTTTAAACACCACCTTGTTCTGTTCGATTAGTTCGGCCAACTTAAAATAGCATTCAGCCTTTTGGTTGGTGAACTTATCCGGTTGTTTGGCCCTGCCACCATTGAGAAAGCCGCGACACTTTAGGCTATCAACTACACCGCCACCTACACCATCTTCATCGCAGATTACATTGGCTAATCGTATACCGTGCTTTGTCACAAGTTCTCGAATATTTGTGACAACGGTTGTTATAGGTTGCTTACGCAGCTCGTGTATCTCGATTAGATGCAAGCCATGCCACACACATATGACCGTTCTATCCTTTCCAAGTCGTGCGATGTCGGCACTTATGTATTTATCTCCTTTGCTTTCTTCATCGCGAAAGCAGCGCACAAGGTCATCGTACTGGTAAAGATTGTCTATCGATTCATCATACTCCCAATCTCCATCCAATAGCCTTCGTCTGTCCACTTCAGGCAGCATGCGCAGCGTTTCAATGTACGATTCGGGTAGATGTGGGTTGTCCGATGGTAGTGACGGAATGAATGCGAGATGTGCCGGCAATGAATCATTCTTGAATGGTGCGTAAAACTCATTGTAAAGCCACCCCTTGGACGGATTACACGTTAGCAGCATCTTTGGCTTTAGGTCGTATTGGTTTAGCTTGAATCGAATGCGCGACTGCAGGATGTCTATTGCACGTTTGCTGACCTGTGCAGCTTCATCTATGTATGCATCTGTTAATTCTAGTCCACCTAGACTGTGAAATTCTGGATCCGATGGATACGCGAAAAGGTCCTTCAGTATTATCTCGCTGCCATTAGCAAATGAAATGATGTGACTTTGATTGTTAATTGTGTAGTGTTCATTTGGTGCAAGCCCTAACATGCTAGCCACTTCAAAAAAAGTCTTTAGCGTGGTCTTTTTTAGCGTGTCTAGTTTGCTTCGACCGATTAACCCACGTGTGCCAGGATATTTAAACCTGCGCGATATCTGCCATGCACAACCGATAAATGATTTTGATCCACCTGCTGCACCACCAAAAAGCACCACACGTGCCGGATGTGAGTTACCCAGCACACGCAATGCTTCTTTTTGTTTAGGCAGATATTCTATCATTAGAACGGCAAATCTCCACTAGTATCTTCTTGCTCTTGCTTTGGTGCTTCACGTGGCTCACTCATCTTGCCTGAAAAGAACTTGCCACTCTTGCCTTCTTTAACCCATGCAGCTAGTCGCATCTTCTTGCCATTGACCATGATTTCACCTGTATATTCAGGTGCGTTGTTGATTCCTTTCGTGTTCTTGAATAGGGTGAACTGTCCCTCTTGCATTGTGTAACTCATTGTATTTAATTTTGAATTATTGCGATATCATCGACCATTAGCGAAATGGTCACTTTTCCATCAGGTGCTGTGGTTTCAACTACCTCAAACCATTGGTGCATGACGCTATGCCCTTCGACATATCCAACATATACCTCCACATCATCCGGGTATTGCGCTAGCTTATCCCACAACTCGCCTATTGTCATAGCTTATATTCGTCTTTATCAGTTAGTAGTAGTAACTCCTCAAAGATAAGACGCATTGCCATATTATCACTCATTGCAGGGCGCATGCTGCGCTTAGCTGTTAACACGAACAACTTGCGTAGCAGTTCGGTTTCGCGTTGTTTATCGTAGGCTTTCATCAATACTCGTTTTGCTGTTCAATCAATTCGCGGTAGCGTTCCTTCCTGTACTCTGTGAACTGGTAAGGTCGGTTGTTGTAGACACGAAATCGCATATCATTGTCCCATAGTGGAAGCACATCGTACTCATCCATCAACATCTGCTCAAGTCGTGATGGACTTGTGCGCTTTGCTTCTTGTGCCGGTGCTTCTGCTATCTTGAGTTTATCCGCTGCTTGCTGGATGGCATCTAACACCTGCGGATGTTGGAACATTTCGTAGATGTTGTTGTTGCTTTGCTTTTCCAAATTAATGCGCTCACTGATCGCTTGTCTTTTGGTCATGAACTTACGAATCCATTCGAAAAAAACTTGCCCATCAATGCGGTTATACACAGGGCCAAACTCACCTTTCATTGCCATTCGAAAACAAACCTGCAGTTCATCTACTCGCAGGTAATAGTAATCTTCCAGCATCAACTCAGCCGTAAGTGCAAGTTGTTGTGCATTCATTGGCTGCTGAAGGTTAAAGTATTGTTGGCATGTGTCCATCATTGCCACCATGATGTTGACAGTTGCTTGCTGATTTTTACTCTTTCGAATTTCAGCTAGGGTTGGTGATGTTTTCAGTACCAAAATCTCGTGCAATTGCACTTCGGTACTGCTTGCGGAACTCTTCAAGTTCACTAATGCGTTTTGCTCTTTCATCTTGAATTATGTTTTTTGAGTTATTTGAGGTTTCGAATTTAGAATTATTTACCATCCAGTTGCGAGCTGATGCCTTCCAATCTTTCATCGGGTTACGTCCCTGCTTCCATCCATTAGCTTCGTAATAGTTAAAAAATTTCGCGGCCTCGGTGTTTATTTTTTCATCAGGCCATTGCATGTGCTTCTGCATCGAATACTCACCCATAAAATTGTAAACATCGTTTTCGTTTGGGGGTGCGAATGCACTACGTTTATGGTTTATGGTTTGTGGTTTATTGTTTACTGGTTTATGAATATCGCAGTTGCTTTCAACATTGCTTTGTACAGTGCTTTCACTTTGCTTTGTCAAGTGCTTCATAAGTGCTTTGTCAAGTGCTTTGTTACTTGCTTTGTCAAATTTTGATAGGGCAATAATGTTGCACTGGTGTTGGTTAACTGCCTTCTTTACTACCTTAACAAACCCCCATTCAACAAGTTGGTCAAAGCATTTCTTGTAAGTGTTATAGCTTTTACATCCCATACCTTGCATGCACTCACTCGCAGTGATTTGATAGATGTCTACCCATCCAAGGCGGTTGTTAATCTCAACAAGCCATAAGTACAAGATACCATGTGAAGCGGTCACCTGCTCCGGGTGTTCAAAGGCATAGTCAAACCATGCCCGTGAATATGAATAGCCATTATTTTTCATTGAGTAATTTTTGTAGGTGTTCTAATAACCTGTTTGCTTCATAATCTGTCATCAATACATGGACACCTTCTCCATCAGTATCTCGATACGCAGAAATAAAAATTGCACCTCTAAGACGATCTATCTGTATAAGGTTTTGCCGCTCCAAATCCCGAAATTGATTTGGGTATGAGTACGACATGTACTTCTTATCATCATGATACATAAACTAAATACCCACCACTACACACAAAGGCAACCCAGTGCACGAAAGTGCTATGGCAATGCGGTAGTGATGGGATTTAAAATGTTTTTCATACTGGGTTGCGTGGCAAATATAGTCAAACTATATCTACTTCCAAATAATTGTAGCGATTAAGAAACCGACCATTGCACCAACTGCAAGTATCAACATCATCTTGCTATTGCTCGTGTCGTGTATCACTTCCTCCTGCACACGCACTGGCTCTGTTCGCTCAACACGTTTGATGGGTTTGATGGTAAGTTGAGTTGGCGGCAGTTGTTTAGCCATAACCTTTTCAACTCGTGAGGTATGTCTGCACTGCTTAGTAATTAGATTAATGGTAGCCTGTGTTAATTGTTCTCCAACCCATACATGCGCTTTACCTTGCTTCTTTATAATCTGCATACTGCGCATAACGGTAAACACCCGGGTAGACACCTTGTGTTTGGCACGCATATCATCAATGCGAAATGATGGTGTGCTAGCGATATCCATAATCAATTCGCCATACTTGCTTTTTGTGTTCTTGCTCATTGCTCTAAATAAGATTTAATTGTTGTTGTAAATTCTTCAAATGACCTGCACACCTTGACGCAGTAACCTGCATTGATAAGCTGTGCGTGAACGATTTTCTGTGTGTCCGATAGTTTGCCCTTTTCCGTTTTCATCTCGATGAACAGCGCATGATATGGTCCACTGCTCATGCAGATCATCAAATCGGGCATGCCCGGCATAGCACCTTCCGCCTTCAGGATGTTCCAGCGTTTGGCTCTTTGCACAGGTGTACCACCTATGAACACACCATTAGGGAAGGAAGCGATTAATACGCGAGGGAATGAATAGCGAAACCATTCCACACAGCGTTGTTGTATCTTGCTTTCTTCGTGCTTCATTCCTTCCAAAGTTTAGTGGTTGCCCAAAAGTTGGCTACATAGTTAGCATCTGTTTTAATGTTGATGCATGGGATATTATGGCGCAGGTGGTTATATTCCCAAAAACCTAACTTGCTTACCTCGTAATCGAATCCGATGCGCTCACTTGCGTACTGGATAGTCGGATATTCAACGGCTACGCTAAAGTTGACTACATAGTTAAAACCATTAAGGGTAACAAGGTAGGTACTGTGCAGTTCTTCGCCTTCGTCATCAACAAGCACTTGCTTGCCGGGATGGTAGATATTTTTAAACCATTCGTACATGGTGGCCGTGTTGACACGCAGCACATCACGCATGATATGGAAAGGTACCTTGTTAAGATTGCGTTTGATGTATGCAACCTGTCGTGGAGTGGGGTGTTTAATATCACTCATTGGTTTCGTATTTTTTTTCATAGTAATCTAATCCACCTAACGCATCTGGTGTAACCATACGCATGCCTAATTCATCAACTTCTAAATAACAAGAATCAACTCCATCATCAAAGGCATCCATAATTTGTTGCCGTTCCATTGCAGATGCAGTTAAAAATGCTTCATGGAATTTTTCAATATGTAAGTCCTTACTACGCCATTCGCGTGTAACCATTAATTGAGTTAAATGCTTGTGTAACCATTCTACTGCCGTTTGTTCTCTACTCATCGCCTTCGTTTTTGATTGTTATTGAATTAATTACTTCACACACCGGCACATCCATAGCTTTGGCTAAGTTGACCAGCTGTGCAACTTTGATAGTTCGGTAATCCATGCACCAATTGTACAGTGTTTTTTTGGTGATGGGCGTGTTGCTCCGTTGCATCGCACGAAGCAAGGCAGCCTTACTGCCCAGCGTTCGCGCAATCAAACCATTGAGTTCGTTCTGCTTTCTCATGCTTTTGGTTTGAGTTCAGGGTTGATGGTGTAGAATAGTTCGCGATGTGCTTCGCTGAACTTATGGTGAAAGATAGCCTCGTCAATAGGCGCATATAACTTGTCACGCATTTCGATAGCTAATCTATCAGCCACTTCGTCTAGATCATCATACTGGCGTGTCTCGATATGCTTTGCATACTGCGTGCTAGTTACTGAGATTAGGACAAGTTCAGCAGTCATGCAGCAATACTGCTTAGTGTATGTACCTGCTGAAAAGAAGAATGGCAAGGTAACCTGTGTTGTGGTTACCATAGCCGGCATTGCTTGTTGTACTTCGATGTTCATTGTATTGGGGTTTTAAATTTTACAAGTATGAAAAAGGTGAATTGCAATTAAGACAGGTGGTCATGGTGTCTTTTTCCTGCGCGATGATTTCAATAGCCTCATCAACAAAGGTATCCCACCATATTGCGCGGTCGTCACCTTCAAGACCAATGTTAAAAGTCATCCATAAGTTAATAGCTAAGTCTCTTACTTCGCTGTAGTAGTTAACTTGCCAATCGCAGTGGATGCAAGCGTCGTGTTTTAGTGTGTAATACATTTTGCTTTTGTTTTTGATTATCTTTGACGGGTACAAATGTACACCTTTTTATTAGTGGTGCAACTTTTTACACCATTTTTTTTTACTGATAGGCTAATTTTAACAT